TGACAGCATCGCCGTCCAGGGATCGTGCGACAAGGCCAATTTCGTGACCCTTTCGGGCATCAATCTGAACAGCAATGCGAGTTTGAGCTCGATCACCGCAGATGGGGTTTATGCCTATCAGGCGTTGGAATTGCTTCAGTGGACGCAGACCGGCTCTGTCTCGACTCCCACCGTCACGCTTCTCCTGAAGGTGTAGCATGGATATCATCGCACGCGCACTGGCTCTCGCCGGCGGTGGTGGCGGAGGTTCCGTCACGCTGACCGGGGATGCTACCGGCACTGGCACCGGCACCGTGGCTGTCACGGTCACGCCGCGTTGCAAACGCACCGTGTTCAGCGGCTCGGGGACATGGACCAAGGCCGCTGAATCGCAGATCGTCCGCGTCCGCGTCTATGGCGGTGGCGGCGGCGGCGGCGGCGGTGGTGTAACCGCGTCGGGAACCGCCAATGGCGGTGGTGGCGGTGGCGGTGGCGGCGGCTTTCAGGAAGCGATTTTTGCCGCGTCAACGCTCGGCGCAACCGAGACCGTCACGGTCGGCGCTGCGGGCACGGCAGGAGCCGCATCCGTCGGGACCGGCTCCGGCGGCAATGGCGGGGCCGGAGGCACCAGTTCGTTCGGCGCGTGGCTGACCGCTTATGGCGGCGGTGCGGGTAGCGGTGGACAGGCGAACGGTGCCGGAACCGGCGGCGGCGGTGCGGGCATTCGTGGGGCAGGCGGCAACGCATCGGGAACGACCGCCGGAACCGGAGGAAGCAACGGCGGAACCGCGGGCGGCGCTTCCACCTCTGGCGGCACGAACGGCACCGTTTACGGCGCAGGAAGCGGAGGAGGCGGTTCGGCCAGTGCCGGCTCTGGCGCTGGCGGCGGCAATGCGACCAGCGGCTGTGCCGGGGGCGGTGCTGGCTCGGGAGTAACCACGACTCCATCGGCAGGAACAGGTGGCGCTGGCGGGGGCTCTGGCTTCCAGGCCCTCCCTTCTGGCGGCGCGATCAACAGCGCTGGCACAAGCCCTTCGGCAATCGACCACATGCCGGGCTGCGGCGGCGGCGGCGGCGGATCGAGCGTCACCGGCAATGGGGGCGCGGGCGGTGCCGGACAGACGCCTGGCGGCGGCGGTGGCGGGGGCGGCGGCGCTATCGGTTCCAATACCAGCGGCGCGGGCGGCGCGGGCGGCGCAGGCCGCGTGATCGTCGAGGAGTGGTTCTGATGTGCCTGTTCTCAGCCCCGAGCATTCCGCCGCCGCCGCAACCGGCCAGCTTTCAGCCGACGCAGACGCCCAAGGACTTGACCAACGGCAAGAGCACGGCGGACGCGCTCAAGCGCCGCGGCTTGTGGGCCAGCCTCTATAACCCCGGCGGCGCGCAGGGCATCGCGATCACTCCAGTCACCACCGGCACCGCTGGCGGCAAGACAGGTGCGTGACCGCGTCGAACAGGACATTGGACTGAGGGACCGGACCAACCGACGCCTTCAGTCGATGAAGCAGCAGCGCCAGTGCTTCGAGCAGGACTGGCGCGAGATCGCCGGATATTGCGCGCCAGCCCGCTCGCGCTTTCTCGCCGAGCGCGCCAACAAGGGGCGTCGCTCCAACCGCCGGCTGAACAACGGCTATGGCATCCTCGCCTTCCGCACCTTGCAGAACGGCATGACCAGCGGGCTCAGCTCCAAGTCGCGGCCGTGGTTCAAGCTCTCGCTCTACGACCAGAACCTCCTCGAAGACCCGGCAGTGAAGGCGTGGCTCGATCACGTCCAGACGCGCGTCTACGACCTTCTCGCATCGTCCAACTTCTACGAGGCGATCGAGGTTTCGTATCTCGAATTGGGCATGTTCGGAACCTCCGTCTGCCTGATGCGGGATCATCCCCAGCAGGGCATAGTCTGCGACGCCCTGACGGCGGGCGAATACTGGCTTGGGCTCGATTCCGCGAACAATGCCGGAGCGCTCTATCGCGACAGCGGAATGACGGTGAAGCAGGCCGTCGACACGTTCGGCAACGGCGTGTCCGACCGGACCAGGGCGCTTTACGACAAGAGCGATTACGACTGCATCGTTCCTGTGTTCCACACCATCGAGCGCAACGACGACCAGGTTCCGGGCCGGCTTGGCTGGCAGGGCAAGGAATGGCGCTCCATCCACTTCGAGGGATGGGGGCAGGAAATCGGGGACGTCATCAAGATCGCCGGTTACGAGGAACAGCCGTTCTGGGCTCCGCGATGGTCGACCACGGGAGCCGACACGTACGGGCAGGGTCCGGGTCACGACGCGCTGCCCGATCTTCGCGAGCTTCAGTTGCAGGCCAAGCGCGAGGGCGAGATCACCGACATGCTGGTATGGCCGGAGATTCTGGCGACCAGCAAGGCCAAGCTGAAGCGGCAGCCCAAGAACGTGGTCTCGACCGATGTTGTCGACGCCTCGAAAGCGGTGTCGGTTCCCTACCAGGTGCCGCCTGCCGCGCTGGAGGCCGTGGTCCAGAAGTCGGAAAAGCTGGAGCAGCGCATCGCCCAGCTCGCCTTTGCCGACGTGTTCAAGGCGATCACCGACATGGCGGGCGTCCAGCCCCGCAACCAGGAAGAGATCAACGCCCGCCTCGAAGAGAAGATGACGCAATTGGGGCCGGTGATCGAGCGGGTCAACGGCGCGCTGACCATCGCTCTGGATCGGGTTATCGGGATCATGCAGCGGCGCGGGCTTCTTCCGCCGGCACCGGAGCAACTGAAGAACAGCCCGCACATCAAGTTCGAGTTCGTGTCGATCCTCGCGCAGGCGCAGCGCATGGCGGGACTGTCGCAGATCGAGCGAACGTTCCAGTTCGTCGGCGGTCTGGTCGGGCTCTATCCGCAAGCGAGGTTCAAGCTCGACCCGTTTGCGATCATCGACGAATACGGCGACCGGGAGGGCATCCCGTCGCACCTGATCCGCTCGAACGACGATGCGGCGAAGGACATGCAGGCCGAGCAGCAGCAGCAGCAGCAGCAGCGCATGGCTGAGATGATGAAGACCGTCGGCAAGCCCACCAAGGACTTGACCGACGCGGCGACGCTCGCGGCCAACCTGCCGGTCGCGAAGACTCCGGCGATGCCGCAGCAGTGACCGGCTTCTACCTCATGCTCGCCGAGGCGTGTGTCGGGTGGGGCCTGCTCCTCAACCGCTGCGCCGACTGGTGCATCCGCAAGGCATACGACCAGCTATGAGCCCGGAAGAGCGGCAGAAAGCGGACATGACGTTCCTTCAGGGTCGTCCCGAGTTCGCAAGATTTTTGTGGCGCGTGATTCAAAGTTGTGGGATTTTCTCTCCTACAACCGATGGGTCGGTAGATCGTCATCTCGCCTACGACGAGGGACGCAGGAACCTGGGGTTGGAAATCCTCGCGATGGCCGAACAGGGCCAGCCCGCGTCGCATCCGAACGGGCAGCCGATCCTGACAATCCTTCAGGTGCTTCGAGAGGAAGCCAATCAACCACAGGAGAAAGCGCATGGCAGATCAGACCGATACGACCGCAACCGAGACCTCGACGACGACGGATAGCCCCGCCGCGACCGGAGGAACCAATGACGCAGGCGCAACTCAAGAGTCTGCTCAGGTCGACACGTCTGGTCAGGGCGACGATGCCTCTCTCCTCGGTTCGGCCACAGCCGACACCGGAACCGGAGACGACAAGGGCGGAACGGGAAAAACGGAGACGGCTGCTCCTGCCAAGGATGATGCTGCTGGCGTGCCCGAAGCCTACGAGCTGAAGGCGTTTACGGTCGGCGAGGGAGACGCCGCAACCGAAGTCCAGATCGACTCCGGCCTGCTGGAGACGGTCACTCCCGGCCTCAAGGATGCTGGCGTTACGCAGGAGCAGTTGGACAAGCTCGCGCCTCTGGTGCCCGCGATCCAGGAAGCCACCTTGAAGCAGATGAACGACGAGTTCTCTGCGACCCGCGCGGCATGGGCCAAGCAGGCTCAGGACGACCCGGAGATCGGCGGCAAGAACTTCACCGATACCGTCCGGCTCGCAGCCGCGGCACTCGATCATTTCGGAGCGCGCAGCGAGATCAAGGACGGCAAGGAGACCAACGAGTTCCGCAAGCTCCTGAATGAGAGCGGGCTCGGCAATCACCCGGTGATGCTGCGCATGTTCCGCGACATCGGCGCATCGCTCGGCGAGGACGGAACGTTCGTCCGCGCCACCGCAGTCGCCGAGCCACCGAAGACCCGAGCAGAGATTTTGTACCCCGACGACCAACCGAAGAGCTGAACCCGGACAACCACGCCGTGAGGCGTCGCGTCCCTTAGATGGAGTAAGTTAAATGGCGACTATTGGAGCTTCGATGATCTCCCTCATCGACCAGATGAGGGGCACCGGCCCGGAGGGCGCTGCCAACGCCCAGGTCGCGGAAGTGATGAACCGGCTCTCGCCGGTCTATCGCAACGCGATGAGCGTCGAGTGCAACAACGGCACCCGGCACCGCCACAAGATTCGGACCTCGCTTCCGTCCTCGACCTGGGGCCGCCTCTACCAGGGCATCCCGCAGTCGAAGTCGGGCTACGCGATGGTCGAGGATACCACCGGCTTCGTCGAGAGCCGTTCCTCGGTCGACACCCGTGAGCTGGCGATCGCGACCAACCCGGCCCTGCTTCGCCAGCTTGAGGCGGACGGGCAGATCGAGGCGATGACCCAGACCCTCGAATCGACGATCTTCTACGGCGACGTCATCACCACGCCGGAGCAGTTCAAGGGCCTCGCGGCGCGCTACAACACGCTCGCCACGGGCTCCTCGCCGAGCGCGGCCTCATCGCAGGTCATCAATGGCGGCGGCAACGGATCGAACAACTGCTCGATCTGGGTCGTCACCTGGTCCGATACCGCCACCACCCTGCTCTATCCCAAGGGGACGAGCGGCGGAATCCAGCGCGAGGACAAGGGCGAGCAGCGCGTCCTCGACGCCAACGGCAACGCCTATTACGTCAAGGAAGAAATCTTCCGGGCGCACTGCGGCCTTGCGGTCAAGGACTGGCGCTACAACGCCCGCATCTGCAACATCAACGCGACCAACCGCGATGCGGGGACCGTCGACCTCTACGCGCTTCTGCGCAAGGCGTTCTACTCGTTGCAGGGCGTCTATCAGACGGCGCTTCGCACGCAGGACGGCAAGCTCAACCCCAACGCTTCGGCGGAAGGGCGCACGGTGATCTACATGAACCGCGCGACGATGGCCGCCCTCGATGCGCTCGGCACCAACGGCTCGCAGTATGGCGCCCTGCGCTTGAGCACGATGGAGCTCGAAGGCCGGATGGTCCCCGCCTACCGCAGCATCCCGATCGAAGTGACCGATGCCCTCCTGGATACCGAAGCAGCCGTTTCGTGATCCGCCTAGCCTTTAAGGAGTTAGTGACATGATTATCGACAATACGCTGGTCCTCTCCGACAGCCAGGCGATCACCGCCACGGCGGCGTCGACCAACATGATCGACCTCGGGGCTCCGGGGACGCCGTTCGGCGCTCCGGCTCCGGTCGAGCAGGATATCGGCAAGGCCAACCGCATCGACATCGCGGTGAACGTGACTCAGGGCTTCAACAACCTCACCAGCCTTGCGATCGCGCTCCAGGTGTCGAGCGACGGTTCGACGTGGAAGGAAGTCGCGACGCACACCTATTCGCTCGCCGACATCTCCTCGCCGACCCAGCTCAACTTCCCGGCGCACCTGCCGCCCGGAACGAACCTGCGTTACCTGCAGCTCAACTACACCGTCTCGGGCACTGCTCCGACGACCGGCAAGATTTTCGCCGGCATCGTCGCGGGCCGCCAGAGCAACAACCACTAAGGGGGATAGAGCATGGCGGACGCCAAGGTTGTGCTGACCAAGCCCGGAAGCCACGTCGCAATCGCGAAGGGCTATGCCCACGGGCACATCATCGAAGTGGGCGAGCCGGTACCGGCGGGCATCCCGGTTACGGACCCGGAAGGTGCCGGTCACTGGATGGCGGAAGCGGGTTCGGCTCCTGCCGCGCCTGCTGAAGAGTAGGCGAACGGCCCGTCGCGAGACGGTCCCAGACGGGCGGGGACGGGGATTCGAGAGTGTTCTCCCCTTCTCACGAGTGCGCGGATTCCCCGCCCGTCGCTTTCGAGGAGTGACCAGTGAGACTGTTGCTTCTCGACGTTGAAGGGCTGGGCCTCGACTTCTGCCTGCGCTGCGCCGACGCGGGCCATGACGTCCGTTGGTTCCGCCTCGATTCGGACAAGTCGCGCGATGGCGAGGGCTTCGAGCGGATCGCGACGGTCGAGGACTGGCACGATCACATGGACTGGGCGCGAGGCGGCCTGATCCTCAATACCGGGAACCACAAGTTCCTCTCCGAACTGGACGAATATCGCGAGGAAGGCTATCCGATCTTCGGCCCGTCAAAAGCGTCGGCGGCTCTGGAGATCAAGCGATCTCTCGGCATGGACCTGTTGAAGAAGGTCGGCGTCGATCTCCCGCCCTACAGCATGTTCAATAGCCTGGAAGAGGCGGCTGCGTTCGCCCGCCGGTCGGATCAGGCATGGGTGTTCAAGACGATGGGCGACGAAGCCGACAAGAGCCTCGCCTATGTCAGCAAAGACCCCGCCGACATGGCCGGGTGGATTGAGCAGAAAATCCGCAAGGGCATGAAGCTGAAAGGACCCTGCATGTTGCAGGAGAAGATCGACATGCTCTGCGACTACGGCCTCGGCGGATGGATGGGGCCGCAGGGCTTCCTTCGCGATCGATGGGAAGTCAGCTTCGAGCACAAGAAGCTGATGAACGGGGAGATCGGACCCAATACCGGGGAACAAGGCACGGTTACGCAGAGGGTCGAGAAAGACCCGCTAGCCGACGTTCTTCTCGCGCTCGAACCGGAACTGGTGAGGCTCGGGCACACCGGGGACTTTTCCATCGGCGTCGGCATCGACAGACAAGGCAAGGCGTGGCCGTTCGAGTTCACGGTTCGGCTCGGATACCCGGCGTGGTTCCTCCAGATCGCCACGGTTCAAGGCGACCCGCTCCAGTGGATGCGCGACCTTATCGACGGCAAGGACAGCCTGAAGGTGTCCCGAGAGACGTGCATCGGCGTCGTCTGCGCCCAGCCTCCCTATCCATCGGAGAAGTTCAAGGCCGAGGAAGTCCAAGGCGAGCCGATCTCGTTCGACGACAAGGTGCGCGACCAGATTCACCCGTGCGCCGTGATGATGGGCGAAGGCCCGGTGATGAAGGACGGCAAGGTTGTCGACGCGCCGATGTGGCAGACCACCGCCCCCTACGTCATGGTCGTCACGGGAATGGGCGACAGCGTGAAGGACGCGCAGAAAAGCGTTTATTCGGCCATCGATGAGATCAGCTTTCCCGACATGATGTATCGCACCGACATTGGCGACAAGGTGAAGAAATATCTGCCCGAGCTGCACAGGTTCGGGTTTGCCTTGCCCATGCAGCCAGAAGCCAAGGCCGTCGAGAAGCCAAGGCCCGCTCCGCGCCCGGCCATTTCCCCGGTGCGCTCGGCGATGATGCGGGCGGCGATTCAACCCCCGGCGTAGCGGCTGTAGCCCTGTCGCATGGGCGTCAGGGTCGCGGCTTTAAACTTCACCAAAGGCGAGATCAGCCCCGAAGTCGAGGCGCGGTTCGATCTCGACGTCACCAAGGCCGCGCTGCGCAAGGCCAGCAACGTCATCATCAAACGGACTGGCGGGGTCAGGAAGCGGCCGGGCTCGCGCTTCGCAACGGCAGCCATGTCACCTTCGGCGCGGCTCTTCCCGTTCCAGTTCTCAGATACGCAAGCCTACGCGCTGGAGTTCGACCAGGCGAAAATGCGGCCGTTCGCACTTGGCGGGGCAGTGCTCGAACCGGGGCTCAAGGTCACGGCGATCACCATCGCCGAGGAGGCTCAGGTCACTGCCCCATTTCACGGCTATTCCCCCGGCGACCCGGTGTGGTTCGACGGAATTCAAGGAATGGTCGAGATCAACGACCGCTTTCTCACCGTCATGGAGGTCATGGACCAGAACAACTTCACGGTGAACTTCGACAGCCGGTTCGCCACTCCTTTCGTCGCCGACAGTGGAGGGCAGGTGAACACGTCTCCTCCGTCTGCCCCGCCGTCGGTTCCATCGCCACCGACCCCGACGCCGGCCCCAACCCCGCCCAAGAGCAGCGGTGGCGGGTCGGGCGGCTATGGCAATGGCGGCCAGTGGACGGGCAGTGGCGTCGTCCACCCGCAGCTAAGCTGATGCCGGTCTATCGCATTTATACGGCGGCGTCCCCGTTCAACGCGGCCGACCTCGGGGCGCTCAATTTCGCGCAGGTTGCCGACGTCATCTACTTCGCCCATCAGAACTATGCCCCCGGAAAGCTGATCCGCTACGGGCACACGAACTGGCAATGGGTCAACGTCACCTTCGGCCCGACCATCACCGCCCCTACCGGAGTCGGCGGGACGGCGACGACGCCGAACACCGACGCAGCCAACAGTGGCAATGCCTATTTCCCGGAGCCCGCAACCTACGTCGTCACCGCCATCGACAACGCCACGGGACAGGAGAGCCGGGCATCGACCGGAGTGACGCTGACCAACGACGTGACCCTGAAGCGCAACTACAACACGATCACCTGGACCGCGAAAACGTGGTCGACCAGCCAGGGCGGGTACTATCGCGTCTACAAGGCGCAAAACAGCAACTTCCCCGGCTATATCGGAGCGACCACTTCAACCTCGTTCGTCGACGACAATATCGATCCCGACACGTCGCAGGGGCCGCCCACGGGATATAACCCGTTCCCCGGCGCCGGGGACTATCCCGGACTCATCAAGTTCCACGAGCAGCGCTCATGGTGGGGCAACACCATCAACCATCCCAACGCGCTCTACGCGTCCCGTTCCGCCGATTACGAGAACATGGACTACCGGCAGCCGGGGCAGGCCGACGACAGCCTGGCGATCGGTCTCGTTACCGACAAGGTGAACGTCGTGAACCAGCTCGCGTCGACCAAGCAGGGCCTGCTTGCACTCACGTCCAATTGCGTGTTCTCGATCAAGGGTTCCAACGACGACTACATTGCCGCGACGCCACCGCCCAAGGCGACGGTTGAACTGACGCGCGGCGTCTCTCCCCTGCAGCCGATCATCGTCGATGCTGCGGTTCTCTACCAGACGATGAAGACGGGTCAGGTGCGGGCGCTCGGGTACGAGTTCGAGATCGATGGATTGAGAACCGATGACGTCAGCATTTTCGCCCGCCACCTGTTCGACAATCATTCGATCGTCGACTGGTGCTGGGTCGAGAAGCCGCATTCGGCGATCCTCGCGGTTCGAGACGACGGGATCATGCTCGTCCTGACATGGGACCAGGCGCAGCAGGTCTGGGGCTGGACCACATGGAGCACGGCGGGTTCCTATCTCGGCGTCTGCTCGATCACCGAGGAGGGCGAGGATCGGGTCTATGCCCTCGTCCAGCGGACTATCGAGGGTGTCTCGCAGACCTATGTCGAGCGCTTCGCTTCGGAGCTTTGGACCGACGCGGCGGACGCCTGCTATCTCGATTGCGCCAAGACCTACTTCAACACCGACACGACGATCACGACGTTCGACAGGCTCGACCATCTGAACGGCTGCACCGTGATGGCGTGGGTCGACGGCGCGCTCTATTCGGCGGACGCCTATGGCAACCCGCTGGTCGTCGTCAACGGATCGCTCACGCTTCCCGCCGGAGGGGCGACAGTGACCATCGGCCTTCCGTTCACGTCGGAGATCGAGACCCTTCCGCTTGCGATGCAGACCGCGACGGGGTGGACGGTGGCTCGACCGCAGGATGCGGGCCACACCGTCGTGAAGGTCATTAATACCGCGCATATCCAGGTCGGGCCGAGCGAGGACAATCTGTTCGAGGTAAAGCAGCGCCAGTACGAGGACTTCGGCAACCCGACCGACCTTTTCACCGGCAACCTCGACGTCGACATGGCCGGAATCGTCGGCGACGAAGTGACGGTGTACGTCAAGTCGGACGTGCCGGCTCCGATGGAGATCGTCGGCATTCTCGTAGAGCCGAACGTCGGCAGTGTTTCGTGAGGATTGTCCCCGCGCGCCTGACGCACTGCGGTCCATTGGCAACGAGGATGAGACAAGCGGATCGGGAGGAGTGCCGGGCGCTGGGGCGGACGCCGAAGGAGGCGCTGCGGATGGGCCTGAAGGCGAGCCTCTACAGTCTCAGCGCGATAGAGGACGACGGCGGCGTGACGGCGATGTTCGGGCTTACCGTCGTCAGCGCGTTAGGCGGGGTCGCGCGCCCGTGGTTCCTCGGAACCGATAGGGTATTCGAGCATCAGCGTGCATTGTTATGCACAGGACCGAAGATTATTCACTGGTGGACGAGCGAGTTCCCAAGGCTGGAGAACATCGTCTCGGTGGATAATCATGCAGCGATACGCCTCTTGAGGCACTGGGGTGCCAGGGTTGGCGGGGCAATAGAGACCCACAAGGGCGTCGACTTCGTGCCGTTCACGATTCAAGCCGACCCGACGAACGCATAGGCTGCGATCCATGTGCTTGCCGCTCGCCGCTGCTCTTGCCGTTGCCGGAGGCGTAACCAGTGCAATGGGCAGCATCATGCAGGGCCAGCAGGCCGCTGCCCAGGCGAATTACAATGCCAAGGTCGCGCAGATCAACGCGAAGCAGGAAGTCGACGCATACCAGAACGAGCGCGGCAACGAGGTTCAGGAGCGGCAGAACTTCTGGCGGCAGGTAGGGCAGGTGCGTGGTCAGCAGGTCGCGGCAATGGCGGCCAACGGCATCGATCCCGGCTTCGGCTCGGGTGCCCGCCTTCAGAGCGATACGACGAAGATCGCCTACGAAGACGCGAGCACGATGTACCGCAACCAGCAGCAGAAGGCGAAAGGCTTTCTGATCGACGCCACCAACTACACCGACGAGGCGATGGCCGACAAGGCGCAGGGCAAGGCCGCCGTCACCAACTCCTACTTCGGCGCGATCTCCTCGCTATTGGGCGCGGCAAGTCAGGCAGCGGGCATGACCGCCAAGGCCCGGTTCGGCGGCTAGATGGCTCGCATCGAGGTATTCCAGCCAGGCGGCATCCAGCCCGACGCTCCGACTGTCACGCCGTTCCGAGCGCCCGACTTCGGCCCCGGCATCGGTCCCGGCATCGCCGAGCTTGGAAAGGGCATTGGCGAAGCCGCGCAGAAGGTCGACGAGATACAGGACGTCTCGGCGCGGATCGAGGCGAACCGTCTCTCGGTCGCGTATAACAATCTCGCGACGACCATCTCGCAGCGGGTCCGCTCGGCTCTCGGTGAAGGCGCTCCGGCAGCGGCGGACCAGGGGATTGCCGACCTCCAGAAAGGGGCCGGGGACATTCTCTCGAAAGCCTCGCCGCGCGCCCGGAGGATGCTGGAGACCGAGTTCGCCAGTCGCACCGATCAGTATCGAAGCCAATGGTGGGAGCACGGCTTCGAGCAGAACAAGCAGGCGTTCGATACCTCTTCACAGGCGGCGAACGACAAGGATTTGGAAGCCGCGCTGGAGCAGTCGAGTGACAAGGACGCACAGCCCTATCTCGATTCCATCAAGTCCCGCAATTCGCAGCGCTCCCGCTTCTTCGGACTGGGCAAGGAATGGGAGGACGGCGAGAACCGCAAGGCGGTCAGTTCCTATTACAAGAGCCGAGCGCTGACCATCGGCGTCAATTCCGCGACCGATGCGGTCAACTACGCCATGCAGCATCGCGAGGAGATGAGCGACAGCGACTTTTCGGCAATCGTTCGAACCTATCGCGACGAAGCATTGGACGAGCGGGCGGAAGTCGAAGTTCTCGGATACGGCCGGGACGATGCACCGACCGTCACCCACGACGACGGGACGACGCACAAGGGTGCGGACCCCGGCCTCGTGTTCAAGGGCCTCATCATCCCGAACGAGGGATCAGCACTCAAGATCGACAATAACGGTCATCCGGTAAAGCTCGGCATCAATCAGGGAGCGAACCCGGACGTCGACGTTTCCAGGCTGACTCCGGCGAGCGCGCAAAAGCTGTTCGTCGACCGCTACTGGAAGCCGGTCGGCGCGGACAAGATGGCTCCGGCAATGGCCGTGGTGGCGGCGGATACCGCCTATGTCGCTGGCGTGAACAAGGCCAAGGCGCTTGTCCGCCAGAGCGGCGGCGACGTGCAGAAGCTAATCGAGCTGCGCAACGACTTCCTCGCCGGCCTCCATGCCAGCAACCCCGCGAAGTATCCCGACTACACCAAGCGCAACGAGCGGGTCGAGCAGTACGCGGCCTCGCTCGGCGGCGACGGGACGCCGTTCTCCTTCTCCGGCAGGATCACGGACAAGACCAGCATGAGCGCGGTCGAAGACGAGATCATGGCGCGAAAGGACTTGCCGCTGGCGCTGAAGACCCGGATGCTCCGAGTTGCCCGCGAGCGCCGGGAGCTGCTTCGCGCCGACAAGCGCGCCGACGAAGAGGATGCGCGCGATAGCCTCATCACCGCGACCACGAACCTCGGCGACAACTTCACGTCCGTAAAGCAGTTGCCGCAGGACGCGCTTTCAAGGGCATCGCCGGAGACCATTCACAGCCTGACCGACCTCGCGAAGAACAATCGCGACCGGAAGAACGACGAAGCCTTGCGGCCCTACGTCATGGAAACCGAGATCACGAACCCGGCCAAGTTCGCATCGAAGGAGTTCCTGACCGAGCTGATGCGCAAAGGCGCGTCGCACTCGCTCATCAGCGACGTCCAGACGCAGCAGATGGACATTGCGAAGAAGCAGTTGAACGCCAGGCCGGACGTGATCGGTTCGGGCCAGCTCTGGACGCTCGCCAAGCCAGCGTTCGAGGCGAGCGGACTGGACTTCGATCACGACAGCACCAAGGGCCTGTCGCGCGATGCGATTGCCAAACAGCGGCAGGCCAGGGCGTCGCAGAAACAGCAGGCGCTCGCCTTCCTCCACGACCAGGCGACGGAATGGGCGACGGCGCATCCCGGCGAGAAGCCCACCGAGCAGATCATGAAGGGCTGGATCGGAACGGCCCTGATGCGGACCAAGGCGGGCACACCCGTGTTCGAGGCGAACAACAACGCGATCTTCAACTCCATTCCGGAAGCGAACCGCAACGCGATCATCCGCGCGCTGAGGCGGAACGGCGACACGGCGACCGGCAAGGAGCTGATCGATCACGTCGTTGCCTATCTGTGGGAATATAGCGCGATTCACGGCGGCGCACGGTGAACGACACCTTCGGCTCGAATATCGCTCGCGACGTCATCGCGCACGACGCCTACGGCTCCATCTATTCGGCGCAGTATCAGGAAGCGGCCAAGTCCGCCCGCGCCAACGAGATCGGGCGACGGCTCGGCCTGCCGCCAGATATTGTCGAGGCGAACATGCCCGACATGATGGCTCAGGACCGGGTTCAACGAGCGATCGCGCAGGCGCGAAAGAACGCGGCCTATGCGCGGATGATGGCGAACCCCCGCCTTGCCGCTGCGGGCATCGACGATCACCATCTGCCTGCCGTCGCCAAGGCGGTCGGGGAGCATGTCGACTTCAGCGACATCAAGCGGCGGGCCGGAGGCGGACTATGGGGCGACCTCGCCGCAATCGGAGCCGGGACGGGCGTTCTCGCAACCCGCGTCGGGACCGGCTTCCTGGACCTGCTTTCCTCGGCTAGCGGGCTTGCTCATGCGGCGACCGAGATCGCGGACCGCAACCACGTCACCCTGTCGCCGGTCGATCCATTCCTCGGCGGTATGTCAATGGCGCTCCGGCTGTTCGGCAATGCCCATCAGGCGATCCGCAAGGCCGCCGATGCAAGCCGGGTCGATACGTCCAACCGCAACTTCAACGATGTGGCAAGCGGCGTTGAAGGCATCCCGACGGCGCTTGCCGCATTGGCCGCGACCGGCGCCGGCGGGCCTGGAGCCGGAGCCGCTGTCTTTGGCGGTCAGGGCTTTTCCGACGCCTATGACGAAGGCCGGGACGCGGGTCTCAATCCCAATCGGGCCGCCCTCTATGGCGTGGGCGACGCGGCAATCCAGGCGGGGACCATGTTCCTGCCCGAGAAATACCTTGGCGGGGTCCTCTCGGGCAAGGGCGGGGCGGGAAAGGCGCTCGCCTCTGGAGTGGGACTCAGCGAAGTCGCCACAGCGCTTCAGGGCCTCAATCACTGGTATTTCATCGACAAGCCCAAGGGCGTGACGTTTGACCAGTTCGTTCAGTCCTTGCCCGACCAGATGCGCTCGACACTGGTCTCGACCCTGACGACGATGGGCGTGACCATCGGGGCGGGCCATGTCGCGTCGAAGGTGATGAACAACGTCGCCGATGCGCGGGGCCATGAAAGCCTCGACAGCGTGATGGACGCGGCGGCAAAGTCATCGACCCGCACCAGCAACCCGTCCGACTTCGAGGCCGCCCTGAACCAGTTGGTCGGGGACAGCGACGCCTCGGATATCTACGTTCCCGCCGACAAGGTGCTGGAGCTGTTTCAACCGCAGGAAGGAAAGGCCCAGCGAGATCTTCGCTCCGATCCGTTCTGGGGCCAGTATGCGGGCCAGATCGAAGAAGCGGGAACGCTCGGCGGCGACGTCGTTGTTCCGCTCTCTGCCGCCGCTACTCACCTTGCCGGGTCTCAAGACTGGTCCGCGATCAGGGATTTCGTTCGCACCCGGCCCGGCGGGGCTTCACGCGCCGAGCTGAACACGGAAGCCGATCCCAAGGAACTTGAGGCGCTGGCTTCGGACATTGCGCGAAAGCTGGATGAGGCGGCACCGCACCTGAAGGCCACGGCGCTGACACGGGATTTCGCCGCCAAGCTCGGCTACAAGGGCGAGCAGGCGGACGCGATCTCGCAATTGCTGGGAGCCGGATTGGCGCGGGCCTATGCGCTCGAAACAGCGCGTCAGGAGGCCGCTGGAAGGCCCGTGGAGAGCCTTGAAGACTTTGCCGCCTCTTGGTTGCCGGAAGCTCAAAAAACTACTCAGGCAGCGTTTGACGCAGCCAGAGCGGCCAATGAGGGCGTCACTGCGGAGGCGGCGCAGACCGGGCGCACGGATTCTCTGGCAAAAACGGCTAGCTGGGTCATCCGCGAAAAGGGAACTGGCAAGGTCATCATGGAGACGTTCGACCCCAAGCAGGTCGAAGCTCTGAACACCAACAAGTACGAGGCCGTCCCAATCCAAGAATATCTCGGCAGCATCAACGGGAAGGGCGGCGATACGCTCTCTGACACCCAACGCCGGGGCAACATCTCTATCGCCCGCGACGCCGAAGGGCTGATGACCGGCGCTGTCATTCGCGCCTTCGAGGCATCGGACTTCTCCACCGCCATTCACGAAACAGGCCACTTCTTCCTCGAAGATTTGAAACGCCGTGCCTTGGGTGAAGGCGCGACCGAACAGGAGAAGGCCGATTGGCAGGCGGTCAAGGACTGGCTTGGCACGAGTGATGACTCGATCCCGACCGAAAGCCATGAGCAATTCGCGCGCGGGTTCGAGCGCTACATCTACGAGGGGAACGCGCCGGCCAAGGGGCTGAAGGCCGTTTTCGCCAAGATGCGCGACTTCATGGTTTCGCTCTATCGCTCCGTCCGTTCGTTCAACTCGCCGATCACGCCGGAAATCCGCAGCGTCATGGACCGGCTTCTTGCCAGCGACGACGAGATCAACGCCCGCCGCGAGGAACTGAGGCTCGGCGATCAGGCGCTCTCCGAGCTGATGAGCGGCGAGGAGCAGCAGCGCTATGCCCTGCTTGGCGAGGAGGCGCGCTCCGAAGCTCGCGACAGGCTATACGACAAGGTTCTCTCCACCATTCGCGCCGAGCGGACCCGCACGGTAGCCAGGCGCAAGAACGAGATCAGGCAGGAGATTGGCGACCAGACCGACGCGCAGCCGATCTTCCGCGCGCTGAAGATGCTCCGCTCGGGAAGGGCCGTGGATGGAGAGACCACCCGCGTCACCATTCCTAGGCAATGGCTGGTCGACAATTACGGCGAGGACGTTCTTGCGAAACTGCCCAAGGGCGTCCCGCCGATTGTCGACGACGCCCACGGAGTCGACCCGGAAAGCCTCGCTCAGGAAGCTGGTTTCGACAACGCCGACCAGATGGTTCAGAAGCTCATCTCTCACGAAGAGGCGCGGCAAGCGCTGAAGGCCAACGGGGACAACCGCTCCCCGCGCCGTGCCCTGGTCGAGAATATGACCGAGGAGAGGCTGCGAGCCGAACTCGGCGATCCGTTCGCCAATCTCGAAGAGGAAGCCGACGCCGCGCTCGCCAACGAGCGGCAGGCCGACCGCCTTTCGCTGGAGCTGAGAGCACTGTCGCGCAAGACCGGGAAACAGCCGGTGCCGTGGAAGCTGGCGAAAGACTGGGCCAGAGCGCACGTTCGCGCCGATACCGTGAGAGACGCGTCGAAGTCGGTTCAGCAATATGCCCGCATCGCGTCCAAGGCCGCGCAGGCCGTGGAAGAGGCGCTGGTCTCGGGCGATTACGAAGCCGCGTTCAGGGCCAAGCAGCAGCAGGTCTTGAACCTCGCGCTGATGAGCGAAGCCAAGGCGGCGAAGGACGAGACCGTTGCGGCGGCCAAGCGGCTGCGCAAGATCGCCAAGGCCGCGAACATTCCCTCGGTCGATCAGGACTATCTCGATCAGGCCCACCGCCTGCTTGAGAACGTCGATATGAAGTCGCGGCCGGAGAAGGCTGTCGACCGGAGGATGGCGTTCGAGGCGTGGCACGCGAAACAGGTCGAGCAGGAGATCGATCCCGTCGTTCCGCCGGAATATCAATCGATCCTCGGGCAGACGCACTGGACCCGCCTTAGCGTCAACGACCTCCTCGACCTCGACAAGGCCGTGAAGCAGATCGTCAAGCTCGGCCGGCTGAAGCAGGAATTGAAGGACGGCCAGAAAACCCGCGACTTCAATGAAGCCGTGACCGAGATGCAGGATCGCGGCGGACAGGTGCCACCGAGAAAGACGCGCGGCAAGACCACCGACCCGCGCAAATCTCCCATCGGTCGAGCGGCTTCACGCCTTCGTTCGATCGACGCGGCGATGCTGAAGGCCGAACAGATCTGCATCTGGCTCGACAACCACGACCCGAACGGGCCGTGGCAGCGCTATCTCTATCGCCCATTCGCAGAGGCGCAGGGCCGTAAGTCCGATCTCACCCGCCAGTATGGACGGGAACTCAACGCGCTCATCAGGGCCATGCCGAAGGCGGCTGTCCGCGCGCTCACCCGCTCCGTCGATACGCCCGAGCTGGTCATCCGCAACAGCAATCACCTGTCCAACGGGCAGGCGTGGAAGGGCACCAAGGACCAGGTGCTAATGATGGCGCTGAACTGGGGCAACCTCGGGAACCGCCAGCGGCTTCTCGATGGCTTCGGGTGGCGCGAGGAAGACGTCGCCCGCGTGTTCGACCGCACCCTGACGAAGGACGATTGGGATTTCGTTCAGGGCGTGTGGGATACGGTCGACAAGCTTTGGCCCGACGTCGCCAAGCTCGAACGCGAAGTGAACGGGGTTGAGCCGGAGAAGGTCGAAGCCGCCGAAGTCCCGACGCCCCACGGCACCTACCGGGGCGGATACTTCCCCATCGTCTACGATCCGATGCAGACCACGCACACCGCTCAGGTGGCCGAGGACAAGATGGCACCGAGCGGCGGATGGTGGTCGATCACCACCCGTTCTTCTGCGACCAAGGAGCGCGCCGAGCAGGTCAAGGGCAGGCCGCTCGACTTGTCCCTGTCCGTCATCACCCATCACATGAACGAAGTGATCCACGACCTTACCCATCGTCAGGCGGTGGGGCAGGCGAAGCGGCTCCTCGCCAACGAGCGCGTGATGGCGACGATGAACTCGCGCATGGGGCCGGAATATCTCGACGCGACCCGCCGCTGGGTCGAGAACATCGCCAAGCCGAACGCCGCCTATTCGCGCGCGAACCCCGCCGTCGTGTGGCTGGCCCGCTATCTGAACAAGGCGATCACTACCGTTGGGCTGGGTTTCCGTGTCACGGTCTCCCTAAAGCAGCTCATGGGCATCCCCTTCTCGGCGAAGGAACTGGGCTCCGACAACCTCGCCAAAGGGATGGCGATCGTTCTCTCTAATCCGGTGGCGGCGTATCGGGAAATGACCGAGCGCTCTGCCGAGATGCGGGCGCGCTCCGACCATTTGGACGCCTCAATCGAGGACATGCACCACGACATGTCCTCGGGGAAGCTCAAGACCATCGGGCCGCGCGGGATCACCAAATACGCCTTCCAGGGTATTGCCTACATGGACGTCGTATCGCGAACGACCGTGTGGACCAGCGCCTACAACAAGGGGATCGCCGAAGGGATGAGCGAAGCCGATGCGGTGGCCTACGGGGACCGTTCGGTTCGCCAGTCGCACGGTATCGGCTTCCAGAAGGATCGGGCCGCGATCCAGTACGATCACCCCTTCGCCCGAGCCCTATGGCCGTTCTTCTCTTACATGAATGCGCTCTACAATGCCCAGCGCGACGTCGGGCACAGGGTTGCCCGCGCCGAGACTGCAAGAGACTATGGAGAAGCGGCGCGGCGGGCGTGGTGGGTGATGGCCGTTCCGGGCCTTCTCTCGGCCACTTTGTTCGAGGACGGGCCGAGCGACGACACCGTGGGAGGATGGCTGAAGTACCTGACCGAGCAGACGATGCTCAGCAACTTCGAGAGCCTTCCCCTGGTTGGCAACTTCACCACGGCGATGGGCCGGGGCTACGGCTATCGCGCGATCTCCTATCAGCAGATCGGCGACAGCATCAAGAAGGCGGTGCAGGAAGACAAGAGGATTTTCCAGGGCGACGCGGACGTTTCCGGTGCCTCGATCAAGCATACGATGGAAGCCGTAGGCACATTGTTCGCGAAGCCCTTGGGCCAGATCGGCGCGACTGCCGGCGGCCTTTACGATTACGAGACAGGCAAGGCCGATCCGCAGAGCGTCGGCGACTGGTACTATCTCCTGACGCGCGGCAGCATCCCGCAGACCCCGACCGCCGCCGAAAGGATCGCTGGCCGCAAGCAATAGCGCGGCGATTCAACGAAAGCCAATGACGCCATAGCGTTGCGGCATGTCCGTAGTCGCGACCAATTCCTATACGCTGGCCTCGGGCAACGGCGCGACGTCGGTCTTCCCGTTCACCTTCGCCTGCCGCGATCCCTCTCAGGTTGCGGTCTACGTCAACAACGTCATCCAGCTTTCCGGCTTCTCCGTCAGCCTCAATAGCGGGTTCAACGGCGGCACGGTGTCGTTCACGGCGGCACCCGCAGCCGGGGCGAACATCATCATCGCCTCCGATCCCTCGTTCATGCAGCCCATCGCGTTCGAGAACGCCGGGCCGTACAATCCAGCGACGGTCGATGACGCGTTCGACATCGCCGCGATCCGCGCGATCTACCTTGCCGGCCTGCTTGCCCGCGCGCCACTGGTTCCGATCGGAGAGACCATCGGCCCGCTGCCCGACAAGAACACGCGTCCGGGCCACTATTATGCGTGGGACGCGGACGGCAACCCGACCGCCGCGACCTCGACCGGAGGCGGGGACACGTCGCTTCGCACGGACCTCGCCGGGACCGCAGGAGCGTCGCTCGTCGGTTATCCCAACGGGCAGTCGCTACAGAGCGTGATCCGGGCTCCGCAGACAGCCGACGTCAACTACTTCGTCAGAACCGATGGCAGCGACCTCAACAGCGGACTCATCAACAGTCCGAGCGGCGCGTTCCTCACCATCCAGAAGGCTATCGACACCGCTTACAACAGCCTCGACTTCAAGAAGAACAAGGTCATCATCCACGTCGCTGACGGAACCTATTCGCAGCCCGTCAGCCTCATGGGACGGCTGCAGGACGCTCGCGACAGCGCCGCGCAGCCGTTGCAGATCATCGGCAACGAGACGACGCCGGCCAACGTCGTCATCAACCCATCGACATCCTACGCCGTAGAATCGCAGGACCACGCCTATGTCCTGCTTGCCGGGCTGACCCTCCAGAACCCGACTGGCATCCTGATGATGGCCGCCAAGTACGGCATGATCGAGCATCGCAACTGCGTCCTCGGAGCGTGCCAGAACGAAAAGGTGATGACCTTCCTTCACGGCACCATCAACGCGGTTGGGCCGACGACGGTCTCCGGCAATTGCACCAGCTTCGTCCACGCGACGCAGGATTCGGTCGTCAGCTTCTCCGGGCAGACAATCACCTTCTCCGGCTCCCCGGTGTTCTCGACCTATCTGTGGGGCATCAACGCAGCGGTGGTCGACGTATCGAGCTCGACCATCGTCGGCACCGCGACCGGCGGGATCACGGTCCACATCAATGGCGTCCTCAACGTCTCCAGCGTCACCGGAAAATGGACCGGCGGACAGGCTCCGCTGGTCGAGACTGGCGGCCTCATCATCGCCGAGGACGTTCAGCAGTACCGCACCTTCTACGTCCGCTCGGATGGCGACGATACCAACGACGGGATGCAAAACAGCGCCGCTCACGCCTTCAGGACGATCTCTGGTGCACTCACGGCAATTGCCAAGCTGCCGTTCGACCCGATCATGTGGAACGCCACCCTGTCGTCCTCGATCGTCATCCAGCTTTCCGGTCCCAGCCTTCCGGCGACGTTCAACGAGACCGTGAACCTCGTCGATCTCAAATACTCGGGCTGCACGATCATCGGCAGCGAGACAACTCCCGACAATTTCGTGATCGCCGGGCTCACGGATGGTGTGGTCGCGACCGGCACAAACACCAAGTTCTTCATTCGCGGGGTCAAGATCACCGCTCCCGGAGGGTGGTGTCTCAAGGCCGAGCAGGGTGCCGAGATCAGTTACGAGAACGTCGACTTCGGAGCCGCGAACCTGGGGCACGTCATGGCCTATCGCGGCGGCATCTGCATTGCGACCGGACCCTATACGATTACGGGTGCGGCTCCGTACCATATCCGCTCGTACATCGGTGGTGTGCTGGACGTCAGCGGTCAGTCCGTCACGCTGACGGGGACGCTGGCCTTTTCCTCAGCCTTTGCTTCGGCGGAACTGCTCGGGTGCATCAAGGCGGGCGGATCCGGCGGAAGTTTCAGTGGCGGCACGATCACCGGAGTGCGTTACAGCGCCGTCACCAACGGCGCTATCGACACGGGCGGCGGCGGCGCGAGCTTCTTCCCCGGGGGAACTGCTGGATCGACCGCTACGGGCGGGCAATACACCTGATGAACGGCGGCGACCTCCTTCAGCTCGGCGCTCAGTTCGGCGCTGCGGGCGTCGTGGTTGCCTACTTCATCTGGCGGGAATCGAACGACCGCAAGGACCGGCAAGCCGAGACCGACAGCCGGATCAAGCTCGCTACGGCCCTCGAAGCACTCAAGAACTTCATCATGGGCCGGCACGATGTGTAGGCGCGAGGACGTCCGAAGGGCGCAGGACGCGCAAGACGCCGCCGCTGAAGCCCTCGCTCACGCCTGCAAGGGTGTCTGCACAGACGACATCGGGAAGGCGCTCCACAAGCTCTACGACAGCACATTGCAAGAGCCAGTCCCCGAGCAATTTTCGCACTTGCTGGACCGGATGAAATGACACCGTCCGATGCCTGCTATGCGCTAGTCCGCAATGCCGAAGGTCTGAGGCTCGCTTCCTATCAGGACAGCAAGGGCGTCTGGACCATCGGGTTCGGCCACACGCACGGCGTCGGACCCGGAATGACATGCACCGCCGATCAGGCGGAAGCCTGGCTCGAACTCGACATGGGCGAAGCGGCGGCGGGCGTGAACCTCCTCGCGACACCCTGTACGCAGGATCAGTTCGATGCGCTGACCGACTTCGCTTTCAACGAAGGCGTCCATGCGCTCGAAACCTCGCACCTCCTCCAGTACCACCGTGCCGGCGACTTCCCCGATGCCGCACATGCCTTTTCAAGCTGGGTGTTCTGCGACGGCAGGATACTCCCCGGCCTAGTGAAGCGTCGAGCGGCGGAAGCCCGTCTGTATCTCGGCGAGGCGGACACATGACCGTGACCGAGCGCCGCAGACGCATCGACGCCAACCGCTCGGTCAAGGACATTAGGCCTGGCGATTGCGTGCGCAAGATCGGGCATCGCGGCGTCGGATTCGTGGAGGACATGCCCGACGAAAGCAACGCCTGGGTCTCGTGGAAGAGCGGGATTCTCGAACTTCTCCCTCTCGTCATGCTCCGCAAGGTCCGCGCTGGCGGTCACAAGTACGACAGCCGCAGGTGGCAGCCGTGAGCCCCGATACCCGCCGCACCGTCCGCAACTGGCTGCTCGTATTCGTCGTGCTGGGGCTTCTGGCGCTGCTCTACTGGGCGACCGAGCTGCTGAGCAAAGACCTGCTCGGCATCCGCGAGATCGCGCGCGGCTGCCTCATCATCATCGGCCTGTTCGTAATCGGCGTGATCGCCGAGAACGTTGGACGGGTCTCGGTCGATATTGCCGGGGCCAAGGCGGACGTGGGGGAGGGCAATGGTCAGACCTAGCCTGGTTCTCGCCACGCTCCTCCTGCGCTCCGCTGTGCCGCCGCAGGAGCGCGGCGACGTGCCCGTTCATCCGCTGCAACTGTGCGCCCCGATTGCCCCAACGGTCCAGGGTCCGACTGTCGACATCGGCGATCCGGTGAACGTGTCGTGACCGCGCTGCTTCTACTGGCCGCTTCGACGTGGGGCGTTGGAACAGTCAATTACGACGGTTGGCCGCCGCGCCGCTATACGTCGGACAATACCGCTCTGGTCCACTTTGTCGCGCCCGACAAAATCGACGGGGCCTGCGGCGTCAAGCACGATCCGGTGAACCCGGAAGAGGCGTGCCAGGAAGGGGCGGTAATTGTCCTCCCGAACCCCTGCACCTTTCCAGAGCGGGAGACGTTCGCTCGTCTCGCCTGTCACGAGCTGGGCCATCGCAACGGCTGGCCTGGGAACCATCCCAAATGACGATTGCACTCGAACTCCTCACCGGAGGCTGGAACCTCATTAAGATGGGGTTTTCGGCGCTGGGCCGGTTCCTCGGATCGCTCAACGCGCAGGGTGTCTGCGGGCTGATCGTTTCGCTGATCCTCGCCTATGTCTCCTTCCATCAATGGATGGAGGCGCGGCACTGGCACAAGCAGAGCGACCGCTACGAAGCGCTCTATACGCAGGAGAAGGCCGCGTTCGACAGGACCGTGGCCGCCTACAAGGACGCCGCCCAAAAGCAGAAAGCCGACGATGACGCGAAGAACCAGCGCACCGTCCTCCAGCAGACGGCGGTATCGCAGGAGAAATCCGATGAACTCGAAGCCCGCCTTGCTGCTGCTCGCGCTGAGTATGAGCGCCTGCGCGCCGCATATCAAAGCCATTCCGGTAGCCCCGGAAGCTCGGCAGTGCCCGGCCTACCCGCTCCCGCCGGCGGACTTGATGAAGCCGCCGATAAGGACAGACTTTCTGACGCCCTCACCTGCACCAGCCAATCCATCCAGCTAGAGGAGCTTCAGAAGTGGGTGTTGGGCCAGCACGCGATTGATCCGAATGCGGCGATTCAACCACTTGCGGGGTCGCGATAGCCATGAGGAATGCCGACACCCGCGCCGTCGCAGATCACCATTTGCAATGAGGCGCTTGGCAATATCCGTGCCGGACTGATCGCCGACATCAACGAGAAGTCCCTCGCCGCCCAATACTGCCGCATCTACTGGCCCCGAGTCATCTCGAACATGCTGGAGATGCACGACTGGAGCTTCGCCAACCAGCGCGTCCAGATGGCCCCTGCGGCCAAGAACGACCGGCCCGAGTGGTTCTACGCCTATATCCTGCCCGCCAATCTGGGCTCTCCGGTTCGGGTTCTTCCTGACCTTTCGACCTACGGGATCACGCTCGTTCCCGGAGACTGCTTCCCTTCGTCCGATGAGGGGTTCTACGTTGTCGAATACGAGATCGAGTCCGGGCTTCTCTACTGCAATGCGCAGAACGCGTGGCTGGAATATACGATCAACGACATCACCGGCCTGTTGATCTCGTCGCTGTGTGCCGATGCGATTGCCGCCGATCTCGCATGGCGGCTCGCGATTCCCCTGAAAGGCGACGCCAATCTCAAGAAGGATTGGATCGCTCAGGCAGAACTCGCGTGGCAGAAAGCCATCGCCGAGGATCGCAACCGCCAGCCCCAGACGTGGGGCGACTATGTTTCCGAGGCGATCCTTGCCCGCCATTACGGGCCGACGTTCGATCCGGCTTTCGTCGGCGCAACGCTTCCCCCGCCGCCGACGACAACGACCACGGGGACAAGTCAGACCCCCACGCCTACTCCAACCCCGACACCGACTCCAGCTCCCGTGTGCACGGTCAATCCGCTTGTCTCTGGCACGGCGACGCAGGGCAGTGTGCTATCGGTCACGACCGGAACCTGGACCAATTCGCCCACCGCTTTCGTCTATGCCTGGACGAACAATGGCCTGTTCATCGCCGGGGCCAATGCGAGCACCTACACGCTCGCCATTACGGACGTCGGCTGCAATATCGCGTGCGTCGTTTCCGCATCGAATGCGAGCGGGGTCGGGACGGCGACATCGAACAGCGTTGGACCGATCGCCTCTCTTGCCCCGGTCAACACCGTTCCGCCGGTCATCACGGGTACTGCGCAGGACGGGCAGACGATCGCAGTATCCACCGGGACGTGGACGAACTCGCCGACCGTATACACCTACCAATGGGAGCGTAACGGCACTCCCATCTCCGGGGCGACGTCGAGCACCTACGCCTGCGTCACGGCAGACGTCGGGGCAAACCTCGATTGCGTCGTCAATGCGTCCAACGTCTACGGTTCCGGGATCGCGACGGCCGCTCCGGTCGGCCCCGTCCTCCCCGCCGTTCCGGTCCTCGTCACGGCCCCGACAATCTCCGGCACCGCGACGCAGGGGCAGACGCTTTCCGTCACCAGCGACGGATCGTGGTCGAACAGTCCGACCAGCTTCACCTTTCAATGGTATTCCAACACGTCCAACAGCACGTCGGGCGGGACACCGATCAGCGGCGAGACAGGTTCCAGCTACGTCGAGTCCAGCGCCGTTGTCGGCGATTACATCTATTGCGGCGTGATAGCGCACAATTCGGGCGGCGCATCTGCTGTCGCTTACTCGAATGTTCTTGGCCCGGTGGTTTCGTCGGGCGGTCTCGCAACTCCGACGTTGACGAATTACTCGGCGCTCGGGACGGCACCCGTCGTTCTTGAGTGGACCGATACGGATTACGTTGCCGGCCTTTACGGTCAGCTTCAGATTGCGAGCGATTCCGGCTTTTCCTCGATCAGCCAGAACATCGTGTTCTTTATCGACGGCGACAGTTGGGCGCGGCTCGACGAGTCGATTGGCCTCGCAACCCCATCGGGCACTTACTACGCCCGCATACGTGCTTTGCGCGAGGACGATAGCGGAGCGACTTCCGTTAGCGGCTTCGATCCGCTCGGCAATGCTGTCAGCTTCAATGCCGACGCGAGCGCCTGGTCGACGACGTTCAGCGACACGATCAGCGTCACCACCACAGTCCTCGACAGCTCGCACCGGAACACGAACAATGCGATCATCGGGACGGGCACGTTCGGCGCGAACCTGCGTCTAACCGGCATCGCGCAAGGCGCGCCTCAGTGCGCGCGCACGACAAACCATATTCCAGATGGCGCGAAATATTATTGGGAAGTCACCGTCACTGGGCTGCATAGCGGCGGTGCCGTCGTTACCGGAACCTCAGACGACCTTTTCACATGGAATACGTTCGCCACGCCTCCGGCGAACGGCCACGGTTCTGGTCTTGGGCAGAATTTCGCAATGTATCCGGGAGGAACAACCGGCATTTCCTCGGAGGTTGCCGGCGATATCATCATGTTCTGCGCCAAGCGCTCCGGCCTCACGATCACCACATGGGTTGGAAAGAACGGTTCGTGGCTGGCTGGGGGCGACCCATCCGCCGAGACTGGTGGGAAGGCGTTCACGACTACGGGAGCCGATTTCTTCGGTTTTGCGAGTGTCAACACGACGACGGACACAGCCGACTGCAATTTCGGGCAGGCGGCCTTCACCTATACCATCCCGACCGGAGCGACCAAATGGGCGTGACCCGCAAGATCATCCATTCATCGGCGTCAATCGCGGCGCTCGTTGCACCCATTGCCCCCGGCTTCGCGCAGAGCTTCCCCAAGCCGCCCGACGTTCCCGCGTTCAGTCAGGTCGCGCCAGTCTACAAGACGGACGGCACGGCCAATACGCTGATGGATTCCACCGTCACGCCCATGCCGGTCGGGTCTGGGCTGACGAATATCCCGATCCCCTCCACAACCAACCGGCTCGTCACCACGTCGGATCAGACCGAAGGCACCTTCACGGCCTCCATCTCCGGCACGACCATGACGGTCACGGCAGTAGCGAGCGGACGCATCCGCAACGGCGATATCGTTTACGGCCCCGGCGTAGCCTCGGGAACGTCGATCAGCTCGCTCGGCACAGGGAGCGGTGGGGCGGGAACCTACAACCTCAACATCTCGCAGACGGTCGGCTCCGAAACGATGGGCTCTAGCAACGTCTCGACCTATTGCCTGAGCACCGGATATGGCGGCGTCTCCCCTTGCGTCGAGAACAAGTTCCGCACCGTCGTCGACTTCTCCCACATGCTGCCTGACGACCCGATCCGCAACTACGGACAGCCCGGCACCAGTCACCTGCACTGCTTCTTCGGCGCGGGGTCGACCAACGCTTACTCGACCTACAAGAGCCTTCGCGCCCATGCTCTGAACAGCTTCGCGGCGGGAACCGATGTCAACGGCACTGGATATTGGTTCCCGTGCATCGAAGTGCAGAACCCCTATGGCGACGGCAAGAACTACGCGATCAAGCCGAACTCGGTCACGGTCTATTATACCGAGAACCCGGCGACCAACGGGACCGGAACCGGCGCAAAGGCGTTCATCCCGGTCGGCCTGCGCTATGTCTCAGGCTTTGACATGGATGCGGTGTGGAACGCGACCACGCAGAGCGCCTCGCAATACGCATGGCTTCAGCCCTATCTCGACGCTGCCAACACGACGATTGGGCACACCCGCTATACGCTGACTGGGCCAGGTGGAGGGTCAGACGTTGGCGTTCAATACGCCTGCGTAGGAGCGACCCCTTCTTCCACCAAGGTTATCGTCAATGCGGACGGCTCCGATCCGTTCGGTGGGACGTGCGGAGCGACGACCGGCGGCGTCGCATCGCCCGGCGACTTCTACATCGTGTTCTCTGCGGCGCAATGTTATGACGGGACGAATCTCTGGTCTCCAGGTGGTTACAAGCACCTGATCCCGAGGATTTATGACCACGATTTTTCAACGTGGGTTTGCCCGGACAATTACTACCGGCTGCCAAATCTCTCGATCGAGATTCACTTCACGCAATACGGCTGGACCGACCGGCAGCGGTGGGACTTGTCGAGCGACATTGCCTACCGCGCCAAATACGGGCTGACCAAGGCGCAGCTCCCGCCGGGAACGACCTTTCACACGGACTGGGACGATGGATGGGACGACGTTCAGCGCCGCAAGTGGGAAAGCAACTGCAACGGCGTCGAGCACCACACCGGCCACCAGTGCAACACGTCGCAGATCGATCCTACCGAGTATCTGAAGGGCGGCAACGGGACGGAATGCGGCGTCACCCGTTGCCCGCAGGTCGATAACTCAGGACTGCCGCACAGTCTCGAAACCGATCCGGGCTGGATGCTCATTCCCAACGCGTGGTCGGGCGGCATGACGAACATGCACATCCACAACTAGGCCCTACCACTGCCAATCTTCCCACTCTTCTTCGGAGATATCGAAGAGGCGACGAAAGCGGTTGCCCACCCAGAACAGGGCCGTCCAGACAAGGCGCATAACCACGAAACCTCTCGCTAACCGAGCAGAGGGGCAACTGCTGTTTCCAATAGCCGCACAACACGCTCAAAGAAAGGGCGATTGACGCCGGATCAGGAGAAAGAGATCGGGCTGGCGATGTGGCAGAGCGGAAGGCGGCGCACCAATAGCGCCGATCGATGCGCGTCAGCGATGAGACGCGAAGCGGCTCAGCCCGAAGGGCAAGAGCGGGAATAGCTCCAAAATCCAGTTAGGGGAGCAAGGATCTAGCCTTTGGGCTTCGCGAGCTTTTCCATTTCGTCGATCTCGTCAATAAGCGCCTTAGCCTGCGATCGCAACTCTGCCACACCGTAGCTATTGAAGAATCCGCGGCTAAGCATCCTGAA